CTTTTTCCTCTGGAGCATCTCCACGCCCGTCACCATCACCCCCCCCGTCGGCCGCAAGGTCTATTTCTTTGCTGACGACAAGCAGGCCGAACCCCCCGACGCCACCATCATCAAGGGCCACGCCCCGCCGGAGCAGGCCAACCCCTTCACCCCGGTCAACCTGTTCGTGATCGACCCCGAAGGCGAGATGTACACGATGCGCAACGTGCCTTGCAGCCCCAACCGAGTGCCGTACCCGCATTTCTGCTGGATGGACTACCAGCTGCAGCAAGCTGGGGGTATTGTAAAGAGAGACCCAGACTACGCGCAGGCCGTCGCTGAAAAGCGCTACTGCGGCCCTTGACAGCCTCACGACGTTCCTCCGAGTCGTTAATCGGAGGGTGGAAAAGAGGTAGCAGGCTCCCTGCATAGAGTTTTGATGATCTGTACGGCTACTCAGGATTAAGGCTAGTACCCTGACCTAACCGAAGCATTGCATAAAAACCAGTGCGCCGAAAGAAGTCGGTAGAAGCTCTCCCCGCACAGCCTGTTACCCCTTTTCCACCCCCAGCAGCCTTTGCCGACCACCGGCATCGCAGTTGCCCGCCCGGCGTCTTCTCCTCCTGTCTCCTCCCTCCGCCGGGTGTTCGCTGCTGGGGCTTTTTATACTATCGCAAGGTTATTACCTGTGACTGACTGCAAGCAATTCGCCTCAAATACCCCCGGAAAATGTGGGCGTTTTGGGGCGTTTTTCATGGTCGGGGTGCCCATGGTATCCCCACACAAAAATAACCGCATGGCGGCCCCATCCCGCCCGCCGCATCGGCATCCATGCCCCGCGTTTTTCAACCCTCGCGCCGCCCGGCGCATAACCCAACTCCGCCTCTTCCGCGGACAGTTCATCAAGGCTGCCGAGGTCGGTGTAGGGGATGCGGTTTTGCTCAGCGGAAAACAACTGACCGTTGTGGTGGAATTGACCACCGAGTTCATAGATTTCCCCAATCGCCCGGAAGCGGCGCTCGCCCGCCACCAGCACCATCTTGCCGTCGAGGGGGAAGTCAGGGAACTTCTCGCGGTCCGCAGCATTCGGCGTGCGCAGCACTGGCGGATGCATGAGCTGGTTGTCTTCGATTGAGGAGATCAGCTCCTGCATAGCCTCCGGCTCCATTACCTGCGGTTCCATCTGCTCTTGCATGGGTGACTCAGGCATACCTCGCACCAGATCGCCAGTATCAATTGCAGCAGCAATCGTCCCCATCACAATATCCTGTATCTGCTCTGGCGACATTCCAGCTTGCGTTGCCTGGATGCGCTTGGTTTCAGAGTCATATCTCTTAATGTCCAGTTCCTGAGCCTCGATGGACTTCTGCGCGTTTTGCAGCATGCCGTGCATTTGCTCCATTTGCTGTTGCATCTGCTGCATTTGTTGCTGCGCTGCTGCCATTGCTGGGTCTTCGTCTGTGTCGCTCATGAGCTTAGGATCGATTGTCTTTGCAAAACGCTCGGCCATTTCTTCAGCACCAGGCCAGTCCATATTCTTGATGAACAGATCGCCAGCAACCGCCCACAATTGCGGATTCCCCTGCAACAGTTGCGCCATCGCCTCAAGTGCCGACTGGCGCTTGGTCATGTAGGATGGGCCAGTTGTCACGCGAACATCGTATTTGCCGATACCAGGGTTGTATATCTTCTTGATAGTTGCGCCTGTTTCGTCCTGTATCTTGCGAACTGGCTGCTGTTGTTCCGGGTCAATCTCTACGTTGTCAATTTCACCATCAAGCCCAACAATACGGGCGATGCGGTTTGTGTCGTAAATCTTCGGGATAAGATCAACGATCTGGCGAGTACAGTAGCGGATTGCGCGCGATAGGTTGTCAACGTAGTGATAAGTACCTACATCTCCTTGGCGCTCACGGGCTAGAATGGCTTTACCTGACTTCTCATTGCCAGCCATGCCGAGCGAAGAGTCATACTGTCCAGTGGTTGACTTGATGTCGTCAGATGCGCCCATCTTCGCTTGTATCAATCCAGCTTGCGGCAAAGGAGGCGGAGCGCGTTGCGGTAGCGGCAATACAGCACCAGCGCCATCGGTTACATCAGGGTTGACTTCAAGATAAGGCCAATTGGTTGTGTTAGCCGTTTTCCATTGCTGCTCGTATCCCTCGAACTGCCCACCATAACCGATGAATGGCGCTTTTGGAGCAAGTGCGAGCATTTCTGCTTCCTGGCTCGTCCAGTAGTTATACATGCGCTGCGCGTCTTTGGCGTTACGCACCAGGCCAGAGATATACAACCGGCCCTCAACCTCGAATTCATTGCCGACCACACGAATGACCGGGATATATTTACCAGCCCAGTCATTTTCCTCAAGTACGCTATAACCGTTCGTCTTTATCCATTTGACTTTACGCTGCTGAGATTCGCGCGTCTTGACCGGAGTAAACCCCATCTGCTCGGCTTGCTTGGCCTCTGGCGATCCAGCAAATGCAGAAACGCCGCCTTGATACAGATTCAGCGTCTTGCTTACGTTCTCAACATAGAAGTATTCTGCAATCCGCACGGTATCTTCATTGATCCATGCAGAGAATCCGCTATCACCGACACCTTGATCACGCAAAGAGCTGATCGGCGTGGCGTCTGGGAATTGATGCTCAAACTCTTCCTTGGTCAAGTCCTGAGTTATAAAGCACCATTGCGCATCAGATCCGCAAGGGTCTTGTATCGTCGGGTCCATGTAGACCGAGAATGAATTGCGGATACGACCGATTCTGATGTCCTGGTCGAAACTGTCGTCGTCGCAATAATCAGTCAGCAGCCGGAAGTAGCCTTCTCCATGCTCAACCTGGTTTTCGCAGGCGGTATCATAAGCCACATCAGCGTCAGAAATATATTCGATGTGTCGAACAATGCCGTCAAGGATATCCGCAACCTCGATATCAGCATCATCGTTTGCCGGGATTACTTTACCGGACGGCCTGTTCTGCCGCTGATCATTTGTTACTTGCTTAACGTGCTGAGGGAGTTTGTTGATGGTGAGGCAAGGGCGAGCATTGATCGTCTGGCCCTGAACAGAGCCGCGCGTCTGAATGACATCGGCGGGCCATTGCCACTGATTGTCAGGCGACCCAGCAACGAAGCGAAGATCGTCTAGTTGATCTTCGCGGCTATCTGAATACGCTGATACGGCCATCTCAAGCCGCTTGCGCATTACCGATAGAATATCGTCGTTACTTTTCGGCATTCGGTAAAACTCCATCTTCAGCGGGAAAGCGCGTCATCACGACGGGCAAACATCTTTTAACACACGTTACATTATAAAGCAACTATCCAACGATACCAATAACGTCCGGTTCATTCATGAGGATGTATTCGTCGCCATCAAGCTTGAATTTCTGGCCCGAGTATTCGCCAAACAAAACAACATCGCCAACACTCAAACTCATTGGGCGAATTACGCCTGAGTCCATGAACTTACCGCTACCAACTGCAACAACATCACCTTGGAATTTCTTACCAGCCTCAACCGCAAGAATCAAGCCGCTTGCGGTAGTGGTTTCTTCGTCGTGCTGCTTTACCGCGATTCGTTCGCCAAATAGTTTAAGTCTCATTTATGCTCCCATCCATGATGTTGCTGGTTGTGAATACGAACCTTTCGGCTCATTCTTTGCCTTTTGTGCACGTTGCCCAACAAGCGCCGGGAATAACGCAGCCAGCGCCCAAATAGCGGCGTCCGCTCTGTTCGGGCTGCTTGCGCCAGTATATCCATAAGTCGAAAATGCCGCTAGCTCATCCTCAAGGTCTGGCAAGTAACCAACGTGGCGCACCTTCCCTTGCTCGTACAGCGCAGAGAATGGTTCTGCTCTCTGTACTTTTCCTCGGCTTGCCGTCACCTTGATAAAGTTAGTCCTGGGCCTGCACGTCTTGATCACATGTTGCACCATTGCGCCGCCGAAGTTCGTCTCTGCGACAATCGCATCGGCATTGTGTCTGTCGAATGCATCTGTCGCCACCTTTCCCCATGTTGCAGGGCCAGCCTTTACCGTGCAATCCTCAATAAGATAAGCATTTCCATCAGTTCCAAGGCCAGCAACGACAATACCTATTGCGTCATTGTCGGCATTGTCAGCATCATCAGCCCCGGAAGGATCAACCGCCACAATAATGCGCACGAAATCAGGCGTAACGCCATCAGTCACGCGCCAGCGGTCTATACTCTCTTCGGGGAATAGTTGGTTCGGCGTAGCATCTGCAAACTCGCCATCTAGAAACCGCTTTCTAGCCCTGGCGCTCATAGCCATCAGCGTATCGAGATAGCCATCCGCCAGATTCTCTTGATTGTCTTTAGGGTTGATCTGCATGGCTGAATAATCATGCGGAGATTTGATCAACTCCTTGGTATCTGGGCTGCGCTTCTCGACGAACAACTTGTAAGACCAATGCGCTTTTGATGGCGGGTTGCAATCGTAAAACACTCTGGGCTTTAGCGGCCTAGCTGCAATGTCACCAATCGGCTCTTGCATTGCCTTCTGTGCTAGCCGTGTGATCGCTGTCTCGATTGAATTGTACGGAATCTGGCTGCATTCGTTCGGGTAGATCGTGGCAAACTCCATGCCGAGAATCTTCTCGGTGCGCTCTTTGTCGTCCAGCCCGGCGAACCATATCTCGGAGCCATTCTCCAGCGTTACAAACCAGTCAGTCTTGTTCAGTTCGTACTTTATCCCCGGAAAGCAAAGTTTCATCACCTTCGGGAATGTATCGTACACAATTGAGTTTTTGACGGCGTTGAAACGGAACCTAACAATTGCATGGCGAGAGTTTGATGCCTTAATCGCCCTCATGCAAACAGCGCGAACAAGCACAAAAGTTTTGCCAGATCGACTTCCTCCAAAGAGCATCACATGAGTAGACTCGCCAGACATAAGCTCATTGGCTTGGCGCTGCTTCGGAGTTAGCTTAAAGATCTGCATCCGTGTTCGTCAGCAACAGCTTTACTGGGCCTCCATTGGTTCCGGTATGCTCAGTCCGAGCAAGCTTCGGGATGTGATACTCAACAACCGACTGGAACAACTCAAACGCTTTGCCAGGGTTCGGCTTAATGTCATTCATTGGATCGCCATTTGCAACGCTATCAAGCCACTCTGTCAGCCTGTGTGCGTTGTTGTCCACGAACTGAGCAATGGCCTCTCTAGCTGCCGTTGTGGACTTGTTTGGCGACCCTTTCGGCCTACCTTGACCGCTTGTTTTTGTGCGTGGCATAGAATTAAATTGTTTTCGCTGTTGTGTGCTTGTTGTTTGTATATACTTAATTTATCGTTTAGTCAATGATAAATAACGTTCTGCAATCTGTTTAAGCGTTTCTGCATCGTCTGAATAATTGCCTGCTTCTCCACCATTACGATGCAGCGCATAACGGAACTCGCTACCCACGATAGCCTTGCTGATTCTCCATGCCTTGCAGTCGCTCTCGATGGCACATGATCCTATTGGCTTCCATTTCAATGCACCGCCTCGCCCTGTTGCAATGCGTCTGCTTTATCCTCGATGGCGTAATTGGTGTTCAGCTCGACCAGATCACGCGCTACCACGGCCCACGCTTCGATTGTTGTGTCACAGGTATACTCCAGCGCATCCCATAATTGCTCATCATGATTGACCATTGAGGATATTGGCCAGAGCGCACGCCAGCCCTTGCGTGGCACCTTGTAGAACAGCACCGGGAAGCTGTCATTGCCAGCCTGTGCAACGGCTTGCCGCCACCATGCTGGCAGGGTGATCGTGGCGCAATTCTTGACCTCAACCGTCCAGCCTGGCACGCCCTCCAGGTCTGAATCACCATCATGCTGGCGCACCCGGCGCTTGACGCTCCAGCCGGTCAGATCGCTGATGATGGCGGCTGCCTCCAATTCGCCACGCTTCCCCTTGTCCCTGCTGAATTTAGCCAACCTTCTCCCCTTTCCATTTGCAATTACTGCACTCTGACCAATCGAACGTCCTTCCTTTCACGTCATCGCCATGTTTGCGAACA